TGGCGGTGGGGCGGGGACCGTCGGGGACGCCGGTCCCTACAAGGGTGCGGCGGCGGGAGCAAGCCCCCGCCCTACGAGAGAAATCGTTTTGCGTTTTGCGTTTTGCACTTTGCGTTTTTAATTATTATTATTGATGTAGCTTATCAGGGGGATTCCGTTTACGGTCAGGGCGGGGAGGTCCACGGGGACATGGAAACGGAAGTCGTTTTCGCCCCAGTCGAACACCGGCAGACCCTTTCGGACGGTGACGGTGGCTGTCGCCTCCATGACCTTGTCCCACACCCGGACGGTCACCGGGTAGCTGCGCAGGTAGGAAAGCCCCGGCAGCTCCGCTTCCAGGGCGTAGCTGTTTTCTTCCAGGGGGATGCCGAAGGTCACCGTCTCGCCGTTGACGGTGATCTCCGCCTGCAGATCGTTTTCCGTGGCGCCCAGATCCCCGGCAAAGCAGGCGCCGGTGAGGGTCAGCACCGCGCTGTCGGCGGTGGGCGACAGGCGCTTCGCCTCTGCCAGCACCGTCAGCTGCACATAGGGAAGGCAGGGACTGGGCAGCAAAACGCGGGTCTCAAAACCACGGCTGTCCACCGCCGTCACCGGCACCGTGCTGAGCGACCAGCCGGGCAGCAGCGCCTGCCCCTCCTCCACCGGGGTGTCCCCGGCGGTGACGGAAACCAAAGTCGCCCCCTTTTGGGCGGTGGCTGTCACATGGCAGCAGGCGGTGGAGATGCCGGGGATCAGCAGCGCGGAAAGCGCCTGGGTCAGCTCGTCCCAGACCGTCACCGAGCCCTCCACTATGGGACTGCACAGCGCCGGGTCGGCGCTTGCCCAAAATTCGCAGCTCGTCTCCCCCACCCGCTCGTCGCCGTTATAGGTGACGCAGGTCAGCCGGCAGCTTCCCCTGGGTGCGTCGGGGAGCTGCTCATAAAAGCGCTCCGGCAGCCGGAACAGCAGCGTGGTGTCCGTAAACCGTACCGGCTCCGCCACCGGCTCACCGGCGGCATCCAGCCAGCCGGTAAGCTCCCCGAATTCCCAGCCGATGGTGTGGTCAAACTGTCCGCTGCGGCGGGTCACCACCACCGTGGCGCAGCTGCCGATGTTGGCATCCGCCCCGGCGATCAGGGACGCTCTGGCGATGGGCTCCAGCTGCCAATCCCCCTCCGTCACCGAAAGGGTCTGGGTGTAAATGGCGGTGGTAAGCCGCACCGGCACCGTCAGGCTGCCGTCGTCGTTGTGCCGCACCGTCAGGCTGCCGCTGACGCTGCCTTTGGCAGCGGGAAAGACCCCGGTGGAATAGGACTTTCGCTTGCTGTAGTACACCTGCTGCCCGCCGATCTCCAAAGTGGTGGGACCGGTGGAGTACCAGCTGCTGCTGCCGCCGGTGACGGTCAGGGTCCAGCGCAGCTCCGAGCAGTTTCCCGCCACATCCGGGACCTGCTCACAGCTCAGTTCCATATAGCGCCCGTCATAGGCCTTGGTTTGTAATGTAAACATCTTATCCCTCCAACCAGAAGCAGGCGGTGCGGCTGCCTGCGTAATCTTCAAAGCGGGCGTGGTCGCCCACGATCAGGTAATTGCGGACCGTCACATCCGTGGCAGCCACGCCGTTGTGGTCCGCCTGCAGGATGGGTACGCCGGAGCGCAGCACCCGCATACCGGTGTTGTCCAGTTTGTTTTCCATGGGCTCGCCGCTGCGGGAAATGGAAAGTCCCTGATCGTCGAAGCGGTAGCCCATAGCGGTCTGCACTTTGGTCACGCCGTCGGTCTCAATGCGCTCCACGGTCAGCTTCAGGCTGTCAGCGGTCTGCTGCAGGGCGGTCAGCTGCTGCAGCTGTCCCGCCTGGCTGCTGACCTTGCCCAGCAGTCCCTCCACATCCAGCGACAGCGCCGCCAGCTTCCCCTGACTGTCGCTGTTTTCTGCCCGGATGCCCTCCACATCGGTACGCAGCTGCAGCATTTTTCCCTGCAGGTCGGCGTAGCTGCGGTTGTTGCGGACGGTGGCGCTGTCCCGCTGAAAGCTGCCGGTGCAGGTGACCGTGTCCCCGTCAGCGCCCCGCCGCAGACCCATGGTAAGGAAGGTATGGCGGTTGCCGTCGGTGTCGGTGACGGTCAGGTACTGACCCGGCGCCAGGTCCTCCGTGGTGGGCAGCTTCAGGGTGCCGGGGGTATAGGAAACGCCGCCGAACCGGGCGTACAGATGGGTGGCGACGGGCAGCAGGCTTTGGGCGTCGGCAGCTGCCAGCAGGGGATTTCCCTGGATCACCAGGGTGTTTTCCCCGGGGCCGTCGGGGTAAATAAGCCCCACATCCGTGTCCGTCTGCCGCAGCTGCACCCGGTCGATGGGGCAGGTGGCAGACGCTTCCAGGCACATACCGTCGGCAAAGCAATACTGCAGCCGGGTCAGCTGCAGCGTCCCCGCCTCCACGGCGCCGGAGACGGTCAGGCTGCCGCCCTCTACCCTGCCGGGCAGCCGCAGTACGCCGCCCAGCACCCGGGCGGTCTCCGGCGCCACCGCCAACGGCGCGGGGGTGTACCAGCCAAATTCTGCCTCCCCTTCAGGGGTGGCACGGACGAAGCAGCCTGCCGCCTGGGCGATCCAGCCCAGCAGCTGCCGTCCGGTACAGCTGCCGGTGGGGCGGCTGACGGGAAATTCGCCCATGGGGAAGTCGGCGCTTTTCAGCGGCAGGGAGCAGTAGTCGCAGACCGCCGCTGCCAGGTCCGAAAGGCTTTGGGGCCAGGAAAGGCGTTCCAGCAGGGGGGTCGCTTCCCGGTCCAGCAGGATCAGCCGGTCGTAGGCGGTGACGGTCTGCAGCTGTCCGCTGACCACCGGCTCCTGGGCGATGAAAACGCCTGCCGGCGCACGGGTATCGGCAATGTACAGCCGCAGCAGATCCCCCGCCCGGACCCGCTTTTCCGGGGACAGCAGCGACAGCTGCAGCATGGTCGCCGACACCGCGCCGGGGGACAGCAGCAGTTCGCTGTTGACCTCCCCGGTCAGCTGCGCCGCCATCACCGCCGCTCCCGGCGCGCCGGAGGAAATTTCCGTCCCATCCGGCAGGACGATCAGATGTTGTAGCATAAAGCCTCCAAACGGAATTGAGAATTGAAAATTGAGAATTTAATTCGTATTTATCGTGCCAATTACGCTGTCATTCTGAGGAGCGAAGCGACGAAGAATCCCCATCTTCAGGAGAAAAAACCTGCCAGATTCCGCTAATTTGAAGGGGATCCTTCGACTCCCTTCGGTCGCTCAGGATGACAGTCTGTTTGCAAAACAGACTGTCAAATTGGAATTTTCAGCATTCGATGATGGAGAATTTCAGGTTGCGGTAGGTGTCGGTTCTGGCGCTGTGCCAGAGGATGCTGTAGCGGCTCAGGTACGCCTCCGTCTCCCCCTCCGGGCAGGTGAACCGGAAGCTGCCGCCGGCAGGCAGTATGGACTTCAGATAGCGGTAGGTCTCGCCGCTGAGGTGGCTGTAGTGAAAGTCCCACACACCCACCTTTCGCCGCACCGGGAGCCGGTGCATGAACCCCGCCTGGTCTCTGCCCGCCTGGGCGGCGTCCAGGTCCTCAAAGGACATGGACACATCCGCGTCCGGCACCGGCATGGGCTTTCCGTCGATCTGAAAAAGGGTCGTCAGTTCCATCCGTTTCCTCCTCTCATCACGGCGGCCTGGCTGTGGTAACGGTCCACCGCCGCCGCCAATCGGGCATCTCCGATGGATATCCCCAATACCGCCTGCAAGATCCGGCTCAGCACCTCCACCGTCGCCTCCTGCCCCGCCGCATTCTGGGCGATCACATCCTCCATGGTCTGAGCCACCGCCTGCTGGATGGTGGCAAGGGGCGCTTCCACATTGGTGCCATGGGTCTGGTCGCCCACCACCGCCAGAAAGGGCTTATTGGCAGGCAGCACCGCGCCCTGGGCCAGCATGGGGATCTTGGGCGCTTTGATCTGCTTCAGGTCAAAGTGGAAGGTCTTGCCGCCGTAGACGGGCATCCACTTGGGAACATCGATGGAAACCTTGTTCAGCGCCGTAAAGAGGGTGTTGACAGCGGCTGTCAGCGCCTCCAAAAGGGCGTTCATAATGCCGATGATGGCGTTGGCGGCGTGCTTTGTCGCCAGCTCCATGCCATCCCAGAACTGCTCCCAGTCCCCTTCCAGCAGCGCCGTCAGGGCGTAGAGCAGATAGCCCACGGACATGAGGGCGTTTTCCACCGCTTCGATGGCGTAGTCACCGATTCGGTCGAAGGCAGCGGAAAACAGCTCCACCAGCCGCTCCAGCAGAGGCTGGGCGGTGGTCCAGAAGGTCTCCAGCAGCTGCGCCAGCGCCTCGAAGGTGCCGGCGATCTGGCTGCCGTCGTTGTGGATGGCGTTGGCGGCGTCCAGGAAGAAGGTCCGAAGCCCCTCCAGGGCGTCCACCAGCACCTGACCGAAAAACTCAGCCACCGGCTGCATGGCTTCCACCAGCCGCAAAAAGGAATCGCCGAACACCTCCGTAAGGTCCGTTGCCAGCTGGGCGGCGCCGTCCAGCGCCCGCAGCACCGCCGGCGCCAGCTCTTCCGCCACCCAGGTGATCAGCGGCACCAGCACCTGCTCCCACAGCTGCTTAAAGTCCTCCTTCGCCACCGCCGACAGCTCCAGCAGCGCGTCCCGCAGCCGGAGAAATGCCCAGCGGGCAGGCTCCAGGTCGATGTCCCGAAGGGGCGCCAGCGCCAGCAGGATATTCTGCGCCGCCTCGGTAAGTCCCGTGGGAAAAAGGGTCTCCTCGTCCTGCAGCGACGGGGTGCTGCTGCCGCCGGAGCTTGCCTGCAGGCGGTTTATCTGGTCAAAGGCCGCAAGGCTGGCCTTTGCCAGGGCTTTGGTGGCAGCGGTGGTCTTTTTGACGGATTTTGTCACCTTGTCCTGAACCACCTGCACTCCCAACAGCCCCGCCAAAACCTGCCCCAGGGTCTTTACCATGCCCGCCGCGGCATACAGCGCCCGGTTGACGGTGGGCAGCAGCACCGCCGCCAGCGGCGCGAAGGCATCGGATATATTCTTTTTTAATGTGCCGAAGGCAAACCGCAGGGTCAGAAGCCGTTTGTCCAGCTCTGCCAGCTGCAGGTTCAGGTCCTCCAGCTCCGGCATTTTGATCTTTTCGGGCTTTGTCGCCCCGCTCCTGAACGGATCGATCACATACATGGCTTCACCTCCGTAAAATGATTTCAAATTTCGATTTAACGCGCCGTCACAAGACGGCGCATCCGCATCTTGGCCCCCGCACTTGTGAGGGTTGATTTCCCCGTTAGCGGGGAAAATGTCTGCGAAGCAGACAAAAGGGGCCCGGGCCCGAAGGGCTGTCACGGCGTAAGCCGTGACTGG